ATCAAGTATACTTCATTTTGATTTAGAATACGATAACATTTTGATGTGTTCGATGAGAGGAAGAGCAGGTCAAATGGTCGGACAGGGATTTTCTGGAAAGAAAACTCAACTTGGAATTAAAATGTCCAAAACAGTTAAAAAAGTTGGATGTTCTAATTTAAAAACAATCATAGAAGATGACAAACTAGTCATCAAAGATTATGACATTATTAGTGAATTGACTACTTTTATTCAAAAAAGTCAATCCTTTGAAGCAGAAGAGGGTTGCAATGATGACCTTGCAATGTGCCTTGTAATTTTTGCTTGGTTGGTCGTTCAGGATTATTTCAAAGAAATGACGGATAACGATGTCCGCAAAAGAATATACGAAGATCAAAAAGACCAAATCGAACAAGATATGGCTCCATTTGGATTTATGTCTGATGGATTAAGTGAGGAAACATCATTTGTTGATAATGATGGTGATAGATGGCATTTGGATGAGTATGGAGATAGATCTTATATGTGGGAATATCAATAATGAGTTTTGAAGAAGAACTTGAATTGGATAATTTGTTATTTAAAGAAAGAAAATGTAGAACTTGCAAAATAAAAAAAGATTTATTAAATGATTTTTATTTAACTAGAAAAAATAGAAAAGGATTTCCGTCTGCTTATTCATATGAATGCAAAGAGTGTACTGTGAATAGAATTATTAATAGTAGAAAAAAACATTCCCAAAAAGCCATAGATTATCAATATCCAGATTGGTAAATGTTCGTGCATTGTTTCCCCATTTGAAGAATAGCAATTTATAAATACTTCTAGACAAAATGAACTTCTTCACGAGGGGAAAAAGATGGCGTTAAATTTAGTATCACCAGGCGTCAAGACAAGAGAAGTTGACTTAACTGTTGGTGGAATTACCGCATCAAATAATCAAGTTGGAGCTATTGCTGGTCCTTTCCAAAAAGGTCCAGTTAATGTTCCTATTTTAATTGAAACAGAGAATGATTTACTCAACACATTTGGAAAACCAATTTCATCAGACGCACAATATGAATATTGGTTAGGTGCTTCTTCATATCTTCCTTACGGTGGTGTTCTAAGAGTTGTAAGGTGTGATGCAACAAACTTAAATAATTCAAATGCTGGAGTTTCTTCTACATCAGTTACATTAAAAATTAATTCATCAGAAGATTACAATAACAGTCATTCCACTGATACTAGTTGGTATTGGTCTTCAAGAAACCCAGGTTCTTGGGCCAATAATTTAAAGGTTTGTGTAATTGATGCAGCAGCAGATCAAAGAATTGCAATTGGAACTTATGGGTTGAATGTTGGATATGCAGTTACTGCTGCTTTTTCTCAATCGGTTGCTGGTATTGGAACAGTAACAACAGAAACAGGAGTTCTTAAGGGTATTATTACTAAAGTTAATGAAAGTTCAATTGATGTAAAAGTTACTGCAAAATCTTCTGGTGCTGGTTCTACCGTATTTACTGCAACTTCTTACTCTGAAGGAAGTGTAAATGCATTTGGTGCTGGAAATATCAAAATTACAGATAATTCTGGCAATTTTATTAAAATTGAAGAAGCATCGGTTGCAAGATTCTATGGTGTAGTTTCTGCTGGTTCAACAGTAATTAATCCAATAGATGCATCAACAAATCTTCCAACTGCAATTACTGCAGGGCAATTTATTGTTCCAATTACTGGGTCCTCTCTTGCTGAAGGAACCACTTATACTGTAGGAATTGGAACTACAATCAATGGTGTTTCACAAACTGCACTCGGATTAAGTACAGCAGCAAATGGAACAGGAACAGTAGAATTTGTAGTTCTTAATATTGCTGCTAATGGTGAAACAATTCAAGCTCCTTCAGATTGGTACAATCAACAAACTTTGGGGTTAACAAATTCCACTGTTTACTGGAAAAATATTGCACCAAGACCAAAAACTTCTGAGTATGCTTCACAAAGAAATGGAGCAAACGATGAAATTCACGTTGTTGTTGTTGATGATACTGGAGAAGTAACTGGTACTGCTGGAAATATTGTAGAAAAATATACAAATCTTTCTAAAGCATCCGATGGAAAAATTTCACCATCAGAACCAAATTACTATAAAGATATTATTGCTGCAAATTCACAATATATTTTCCCTGGATTTGCCCCAGTTGGTGGTCCTTCAAAATTCGCAACAGTATCGGGAGTTTCATCAGCATCTAACACTACTTGGGGACTAACTGCACAAGGAAATACATTTAATGTAATTGGTGCAACTACTTACAATTTAACTGGTGGTACAGATTACTCTGGAACTGGAAATGTTGGTGGTTATTCAGTTTCTTTAGCAGATGTAATTAGTGGATATAGAAACTTCACAAATCCAGCAGAATACCAAATTAACTTTATAATTGGTGGTCCTTCTGGTGGTGCTTCAATTTATGAATCACAAGCAAAAGCAAATGAATTAATCGCAATTGCAGATAATCGTAAGGACTGTGTTGCTACTATTTCACCTCACAGAGCAGGTGTTGTTGATGTAGCAAACTCTGACACTCAAACTAACAATATTGTTAATTTCTTTGACCCATTATCTTCATCGTCATATGCAGTGTTTGATACTGGATATAAGTACGTTTTTGATAGATTTAACAATCAATTTAGATACATTGCTTGCAATGCTGACATTGCAGGATTGATGGCTAGAACATCAATTAATCAGTATCCTTGGTTCTCACCTGCTGGTGCAAACAGAGGAGCACTTAATAATGCAGTTAAACTTGCATACAATCCATCACAAGCACAAAGAGACCTCCTTTATCCAAAGAGAATTAATCCAATTATCTTCTCTCCTGGTGCTGGTATTATTCTCTTTGGTGATAAGACTGCCCTTTCCTACACCTCGGCATTTGATAGAATTAACGTTCGTCGTTTATTCCTTACACTCGAAGCAACGATTGAAAGAGCAGCAAGAGCACAACTCTTTGAGTTTAATGATACAATCACTAGAGCAAACTTTATTAATATCGTTGATCCTTATCTCCGTGATGTGAAGTCAAAAAGAGGTATCACTGATTTTGTTGTTGTCTGTGATGAGTCAAACAACACTCCAGATATTATTGATTCAAATCAATTCAAGGCTGATATTTATATCAAACCTGCAAGATCAATCAACTTTATTGGATTGACTTTTGTTGCTACTCGCACAGGAGTCAGCTTTGAAGAAATTATCGGTACTGTTTAATTAACGAGGTAAAAAACAATGGCAAATAACGTAACTGGTGGTGGCATTTCACCAAGTGTAAGAACTCTAAATGACTTCAAGAATAGAATTTCTGGAGGTGGAGCAAGACCTAACCTCTTTGAATGTGAGATTAATTTTCCAACTGCTGCTTTTTCTGGTAATGGTGATGATGCAAATGCACTATCAGAAAAAACTAGATTTTTAATTAAAGCAGCTCAATTGCCTGCTTCAACAATCAACGTAATTGATATTCCTTTTAGAGGAAGAAACTTGAAAATTGCAGGTGATAGAACATTTGATCCTTGGACGATTACAGTTATTAATGATGTTGACTTTAAAGTTAGAAATGCTTTTGAGAGATGGATGAACTATATGAATAAGCACGAAGATAATTCAGGAGAACTAAATCCTGTTAATTATCAGAAGGATATGAAGGTTTATCAACTCGGCAAAGCTGGAGTTGATGTCAATATGTCATCTAATGATAAGATGAATATTCTCAAGACTTATTCATTTTATGGTACATTCCCAACTGCTATTAGTGCAATTGACCTTTCATACGATCAGGCAGATACTATTGAAGAATTTACAGTAGATCTTCAAGTTCAATGGTGGGATGCTCTTGATACTAATGGAAATAGCTTACTTGGTTCTGGAACTCAAGAAAGATTTGACGCAAATTCAGTCACTACAGACTACTGATAAATAGTAGAATAAGGACAACAACGTTACTATGGCAAAATTGTTTGGTTTTAAATTTGAAGATAGTAGGGAGAAGCAGTCTACAAAGATTGTTTCTCCCATTCCTCGTAATGATGAAGACAAATCAGACTTTTATATTTCGAGTGGTTTCTACGGTCAATATGTAGATATTGAAGGTGTTTATAAAACTGAAGCAGATTTAATTCGAAGATATCGTGAGATGTCTTTGCATCCAGAATGCGATAGTGCTATTGAGGATGTTGTAAATGAAGCAATTGTATCAGACTTAAATGATTCTCCTGTAGAAATAGATCTTTCAAATCTTCCTGCTTCTGATAAATTAAAAGATATCATCCGAGAAGAATTTAAGTACATTAAGGAAATTATGGACTTCGATAAGAAGTGCCATGAGATTTTTAGAAATTGGTATATTGATGGAAGAATTTATTACCATAAAGTAATTGATTTTAACAACCCCTCTGATGGGATTAAAGAAGTAAGATACATTGATGCATTGAAAATTAAATATGTAAGAAAATTAAAAAAGGACAATAAAGATGCTTTTGGTGCTCAATATAGAAATATTGTAAATGGAAAAAACCAAGTTGATTTTAGTAATCAAGAAGTAGAAGAATTTTATATGTATGACCCAAATGTTGGGTCATCACAAAATGCTACATATCGAGTATCAGATGTAAACAACGTAAAAATTGCAAAGGATGCGATTGTATATGTTACTTCTGGTCTTGTAGATAGAAATAACATATACAATCGCATCCTTTGCAATTTTTACGTTGTT